CCTATATCCTAGGCAAGCACTGGCCTTTTATTCCAAATCAACTGAACTACTTTTTGGTGGTGCATCTGAAGGAGGCAAGAGCTTTGCTGGCAGATTCTTTTTAATTGCTTGGTGCTCTGCTATTCCGCACCTTCAGTGCTACATCTTCCGAAAGTATTACGGCGATGTAATTTCCAATCACATGGAAGGCCCGACTTCATTCCATGTCATGCTGCGTCAATGGAAACAAGACAAGCTGGTTACAATCACAGAGAACGAAATCAAATTCTGGAATGGCTCAATCATTCAGCTGCATGGCTTGCTGCTGAATAAGGACTTAGAGAAGCACATCGGGCGAGAAAAGCACGTTATCTGGCTTGATGAGGCAGGGCAGATACCAAAGCACCACATTGACGGACTCAGGGCTTGGTGCCGTATGCCAAAGCAGATGAAGGATGCATTGCCAAAGCAGCTAGAAAAACTTTATGCACATTTCTCTGAGCAAGAGCGCCGGGAGCTATTTCCCAGAATGTTCTACACCACCAACCCAGAAGGGCCTAGCCTTAGCTATTTCAGAAGAAAGTGGATTGAGAACAGAAACCCCTTTGATATTTGGCAAGCACCAGATAATGAGGGCGGCTTTATTCGCCAATTTATTCCAAGCAAAGTTTCAGATAATCCAAGCGCAGATCCGATTGCGCAGAAGCGACGATTACTTCCACTAGGTGAAGCAAGAGCCAAGGCACTAATCGAGGGCGATTGGTCTGCCCCTGCTGGTGATTTTTTCAAAGAGTATAATGACGACCTTCATGCTGTGCCAAATTTCATTCCGCCAAACCACTGGTTTAAATTTCGCACCTTTGACTGGGGCAGCGCAGAGCCTTTCGCCGCCCTGTGGTGGTGCGTCAGCGATGGGCAAGAATTTACAGATGAGAATGGCAATCAGCGCTGGTTTCCAAGAGAATCTTTAATATGTTACCGGGAATGGTACGGCTGTGATGAAGAAGATCCATCAAAAGGAATCCACCTTGCCAATGAACTAATCGCGCAAGGAATCGTAAAGCGAACGCAAGAAACCACCTGTGGGCTAACCTTCTCAGATAATTATCCTTTTGCAGATAGGGGGCATAAGAAGAACGGCACCAAGTGGACAATGGCTGATGACTTCAGAGAGAACGGAGCGCCACTAACTCTTGGAAATACCGCAAGAATATTCGGCTGGAAGGAAATCAGATCCAGACTTCAGGGCATCGAAGGAATTCCGATGCTGTACATCCAACAATCTTGCACATACTTAAGAACTTACTTGCCAGCACTCGGCTATCATGAGACAAATTCAGAAGATGCGCAGGAGGACGGCGAGGCAACGCACGTTTGCGATGCTGCACGATTAGCCCATACAGTTAGGCCGCTGGTTAGAGATGCTGAAAAAATCACAGAGCCAGATTACAGAGATAAGAATAAGCGCCACACAGTCAATTCCATTGTTTCTCAATTAAACCAACATAACAGCACAATCCCATATGTTACCCGAAGATAAGAAAGTCGATGCAGCAGCAGCTACGGACGATGAAAATACCCCTGCTGGTAGAAGCAAAGTAAATTATTGGCTTAAATGGGTAACTGCTGCAAAGAAGGCTGCCGATCTACATTGGAAAGATAGCAAGGCTGCCTATGCTGCTTATGAGTTGGATTCTAAGCGATCTACTGATGATACTACTGGTGCCGGTCACGCCAGCTATCCGATTTATTGGGTAGCAAGTACCACAGTTGAGCCAGCCTATTATTCCAGAACTCCGAAAGTAATTGCTCGGCGCAGATACGGAATAGAGAACCCGCTGGCTTTAACTATGGGCCTAATTGCTGAACGGCTTGGGCAGTACCTTATCGACAATGGCAATTTTGATGACACCATGGTTGCTGCTCGCAATGACTTTATGCACGCAGCCAAAGCCACTGCGCAAATCATTTATACAGCTACAAATGCTAGCCAAAGAGTTCCGCTGACCAAGATTGAAAACCAATTTATGCTGGAAGACGGCTCAGTTTATGGCGGTGAAGTCCTGGAGGCTGAAGGCCAATTCTTCTATGAGCAAGAGGCTGTTGATGAGAGAAGCCAGCGAGTCTTTGCTGCCCCTGCCCCGTTTGATGAAGTTATCCACAGCCCTGAAGCAAAGACCTTCGATGAAATTACTGAGATTGGATTTAAATTTTGCCTAGATAAAGAAGAAGCAGAAGCCAGATTCAACCCAGATGGTACCAAGAGCTTGCCATATGTTAAATCAGGCTATTTTGGTAATTCTAACGCTGATTCTGATGATGATGGCAAGGAAACAGATGTAGATAGCCCAGGACTTCAGCTGCACGGGTATGAAATCTACTGCAAGAAATCAAAGAAGATTTACTGGGTTTGTGAGAGCTACAAAGATGATTTCCTGGCAGTTGAAGATGATCCATATCAGCTGCAAAACTTTTTCCCATGCCCGAAATTTGCCTTGCAGAACAGAAGGCGCAAGAGCCTATATCCAACTCCAGTATTTGTTTACCTAGAATCTACAGCAAACCAGCTGAATAAATTATATGAACGTGTCTTTACTTTAGTCGATGCTGTTAAGCGCAGAGCCTTAGTCTATGGCCTTAGTGCTGAAGTTGTAGCTGCATTGAATAATCTGAAAAGCGCAGAATTTATCATTGTATCTGAGCTTGCTGACATTCTGGATAAGGGCGGCATTGAGGAATGTATCCACTATTTGCCGGTTAAAGAATTAGTTGATGCAATTGCAGAAGCCATCGAGCTGGAGAATCACTTCAAGAATAATTTCTACGAGTGGATTGGCGTTCCAGAAATCCTTCGTGGCATTTTAAACCCCGAAGAAACTGCTACCGGGCAGAACATTGCAGCTGATTCAGCCCATGACCGATTCAAGTACAATAAAAAGCAAATGGTAGACCTGGCCAGGGATTTAGCCCAGGGAATGCTTGATATGGCGCTGAAAGTTTTTAGCGCAGACAAGATTGCCAAGATTGTAGGCTTTGAATTCTTTGAAAGGGGTACACCAGCAGAGCCGCCATCAGAAGAAAATCCTCAAGGTACACCAGCCAAGCCAAGCCACTATGAGCTATTCCCAGAAGCACTGGCTAGGCTGAAGGACGATGAAACCAGATTGGTATCAATTGATTTTGAAACCGATTCTACTTCCTTCAGAGATGAAGCAAGGGAGATGGCCCGGCAGAAGATGATTGCAGATACAGTGATTCAAGGGCTGGCGACTATCGGTTCAATTGAAAATTATGAATTTATGCAGACTGCCCTTTCCATGCTGCTTGCTGTACTTGAAAGCATGGGCGGATCTAGCCAAGCAGAGAACATGATAAAACGTGCCGTATCTGATTTGGAAAAGAGAAGGAAAGCACCACCGCCACCACCTGAACCGAATGTGGAAATGCTTAAGGTAGAAGTTGCAGGGCAGAAGAACCAGCTCCAAGCGCAGAAGCAGCAAGTTGATGCTGCCCTGGCTGCAAGAGAGCTGGATATCAAGGGCGTTCATGCCCAGATTGAGACATTTAAGGCACAGAGCGAAAACCGACTGTCTGAGTATGAACTTCAGATGAAATCTGCTCTTGACGAGGCGCTTCTGATGCAGGAAAACCAGCGCATAGCCATTGAACAATTTAAGGCACAGATCAATGCCCAGGAAGCGATGCTCGAGGAAATGAGATTAAAGCAAGAGGCTGACCTTGAAGGCGTTCGGATGCAAATCGAATCATCTAATCCACCACAGGCGCCAGAGCCAAAGATAATTCAAGTAGCAGCACCGGCCATGCCGCCAATGAATTTTAATATTGAAATGCCAAAGCCAGGAAAAAAGACAGCTACAATAATTCGTGAAGATGGCACAGTCACAAAGCTAGAAGTTGAAGAAGCCCCAGGTCAGGCACCGTCAGGACTGCTACCGTTAGGATAATATGCCTAGCACATTTCAAAAGGTTTGGAACTTCGTACTGGGCGAATATAAAGTTCGTACCACGAAGACTGCATCTGATGAAAATGTGCAGCATGTTATTCTGGCTGGCACTGATGGCGAGCCTTGGACCGAAGTGCCTGTCTCTGGCGGTGGGCTAGTTGCTTATGCCCACACGAGGCCAACAGTAGCAACAGCGAGCAGCACATCACTAATAGCGGCTAATGCCAATAGAGCCTCTGGCAGCTTCATTATCAACAATAACGCAGAGACTTTCTGGATAGAAATCGGCGCAGCTGCGGTTCCAGAGCAGTGCATACCACTCCTTCCTGGCTCTGTATTTAAGTTTGAAACGGCTCAAGAAATTAGAGGCTATCAAGCAAGTGGTGGCAGCTTGAGCTTGGATGTTTACGAGGCAACATGATAAAGCGAATTTTTCTAGCTGCACTTTTATTCTGTGCTTCAGTAGCAACAGCGCAGCCCTCCTCTGGCGGCGGCACTATTGCAAATATTCCAGCGAAAACGCTGGCCGACTTCGCCTCTACTGGGGGCGCAGCTCTTGGAGCTAATGCCTATAAAGTATTCTCGCCAACTGGCTCTCGCGGCTCGTACTACGATTTAAACGGCTATGGAAACATTCTGGTTTCCGTAGTGGATAACAGTCCTGGCGCAACCTCTGGCGTGCTTTATGCAATGTGGAGCCGCGATGGTGCAAACACTGCTTATAACGATCCAGGCGATGGCTCTGGCCTAACTAACTACTATGCTGTTTATAACGTATTAACAGACGGCAATCCGACAGCGGGAAAGCTCTTGCCTTTGGGCGGTCGCTATGTCTACTTCGTGTATCAGAACGGAGCCACAGCCCAGGGCGCAACCTATCCACAAGTGGCAGAAATATCGGTTAAAGCCGTTGCTACAGGTTTTACTTCCGCTGTCTCTGTAATCAATCCAGTTCTTCCAGTGGTCGGTGCTGCTGATGCAGCTACCTATGGATCGCAGCCTGTTATCATCGGCGGTGTCGATACTGTGGGCGCTCCTACGAGTGCTATTTCTTTGTTAATGAACGGCTCAGGCCATGCGATGGTCGCGCAGGGGTCTGCCGCAAATGCTGGCAATACTGGTTGGACGGTTCAGGGCGAGCTGGCCCATGACACAGCCGACACGACAACAAATAACCCGATAATTCTAGGCGCTAGAACTAAGGCTCATGGCTCACTGCCAACCGCCGTAGCTGATGCAGACGTTACTAGGCTCTATGCTAATCGCGAAGGCCTACCCTTCGTCATTGCTGGCTCACCCGCTACCACGGTTATTAGAGCGCAGTATACTTCGGCTCAGACCGATACGGCACTGGTCACAATCAGCACTGGGACTAAGATCGTCGTCACTAGCTGTCACGCGACCGTTTCAAACGCAACGACGGTTAACACAGCCGTGCGAATCGGACTTGGCTCAACTACTACTCCAACCACCTCACTTGTCGCACTTTCGCATCCTGGCGTGGCCCCTGGCGGTGGCTTAGTTGTTGGCGATGGCTCAGGCATTATCGTAGTAGGCGGCGATGGCGATGATTTGCGAATAACTTCTGGCGCACCCACAACTGGAGCATTGGACGTAACGTGCACATACTATCAAACTGCATCCTAGCACTGCTGCTGCTAGTAGCTAACACGGCCTATGGCGGCACGTTCTACCGCTATTCCACGAGCACATCTCCGACAATGCTCGATGACGGCGTTAACCTCACGATGGCTGGCAATATCGCCGTTAGCCCACATACAGATGTACTTTTTGTAGGAGTCCACTGGGGCGAATCGCTCGGGCTAGATTTTAACATCACCTGCACTTATGCGGGTGTCGATATGACCGAGATCGCCAATGAGGGCTTTGGTCCGTTTTTAAACGTCTTTGTAATTTACAAGCCCGATAAAGGCACTAAGCGGCTTGAATGTATTTGGGAGTCTGCCTCTGGATTCGGTGTGGCGGCAAGGCTCTCTGTTATTGGATTTACTGGCACAGTCAGTAATGGAACCGTGGCAACCAACAACGGCTCATCAACCACTCCAAGTGTATCTGCAACACTATCAAGCGGAGCTGCTGGCATAGGATTCTATACCGTCGATTTAGCTGCTGGCGCTAGCACCGCAACAGTGGGTTCTGGCGAAACAAGCAGAGTTAATGCAAGTCAGGGCTCAGGCACTAACGCGACTAGGGCGCTGGTATCGACTCAGGATATGGGCGGCGATGGCGTAATTAACTGGTCACTCTCAGCCAGTCGCACTTGGTACGGTGTGGCTTTTGGAATCAATGCTGACGGCGGTGATGCCAGCATCATCAGTAACGGCATGATGAAAGGGCCATGATTTTTTATAGGAGAAATGTATATGCACATACCATTACCGTCATTTGAAAGGCTAGTACTTTTGCTAGTTCTTCTATTTGTCGCTGCGGTTCACCTGAACCTGATGCCAAAAGCTCTTACTGCTGCTGATGTACAGCCAGCATTAAAGCAACTAAGCGAAGTGATAAATCAGCTGAATGCAAGAGTTAAGGCACTAGAAGTTCCAGCACCAGTAGTAAAAGAAGCCGAGAAAAAATAGTGCTGCTTCTGTTCTTAAAACCGTTCTATGGGGCCAGGGCAGATAGGTGGCAAACCGAAACTGCTCCTGTCGCCCCTAAGCGGAAAAGGAAAAAGGTTTATCAGGTTAAGAAAGAAGAAAAGACCGTCCAAGCTGTGCCGGTAGATGCTGATTTGCACAGGCTTGAATTTCTTCATCGCGCTCGAATGAAGTTAAAACGGATGCGTGAAGAAGAAGATAACTTTTTAATTAAAATACTTTTAGGGCTATTTGATTAATATGCAACAAGCACCAGGAACGCAACAGGTACACATATCGCCGGTCGCTATCTTAGCAGCCGTTCTTTATAACATGCACAAAACGATGCAAGTCAAAGTAACTCCAGATGACGGAGCTACACCAATCAAGATGGAAGTGCCAGCAGTAGAAATCCAGATTGAAGGAAATTCTCTGATCTGCGCACTGCCGATGAAAACGCTAGTGCATTTTGCCCAAACGGCATACGAAATGACATTCAATGTAGTGCAGCCGCATAATAATCCAAATCCAGATGATGCGCTTGCAATGGTTGGGTTTGAAAAGACGGTAGAAAAAACCAGACTGCTTGGCGCTGATGGCAAGTCAGCGGCACCGGCGAAGTCATTTGAAAAACTGATGGCAAAGTTCGTAAAAAATGGCACCCAAGAAGAAAACTCTTAGCTTTGGGACTGGAGAACGGGGCAGATTTCGATTCGATGATGAATCAAAGAAGCTCATTCCGTGCGAGAAGCCAAGAAAGCTGAATGCAGATGCGCCAGCAGTATTTACAGATGAAATTGAGCCTACTGTTAGCCATGCAACAGCAGAGGGCAAAGTTTTTACGAGTAAATCTGCCTACAGGAGGCATTTAAAAGAACATGGGTTTAGAGAAACTGGTGGCGAGCATCTCAAAGATGCAGAGCGGGCCAAGGGCAAGAGCCAGGAGGAAATTGATAAGGAAATTAAAGAAGATATAGAGAAAAGTTACTACGACATTAAATATGATCGGGTTCAATTCTCTGAAGAAGAAAAAGCTGTGCATGAACGTGAACGAAGAAACTGGAGAGGAAAATGGAAAATCAAGAGTCCGTATTAGAAAATGAAGGTACAATAGAAGATGAAGCATCTGAAGTTGATGCCATTGTTGAAGATGCTAAAAATTTAGCCAAAGAGGAGCCAGCCAAAGATGAAACGCCTGAACAGTCAGCTAGGGCAGCGCTTGAAGAACTCAAGAAAAACGCGATTGATGGGGATAAAAGTGCGCAATCAGAAGACGCCCCAGCCACCGAGGGCCAGTCTGATGAAAAGCAAGTAAAGGTAGTTAGAACTGAAGCCCAAGCGCAGCAACAGCAGCCAGATTCAGCTGATTTTGAACCACCGCAGCGATTAAGCGCCAAGGAAAAGGAGCTTTTTAACAAGCTACCCAAGCAGCTTAAGCCAGCTGTTGCTAGGATGTTCAAAGAGCATCAAGCGCACTTTACAAGAACGCAGCAAGAACTATCGAGAGAATTACAAGAAACCAGGGCGATAAAAGAAGCCGTGCAGCCCTTTGCCGGTGTGTTTGCAGAACGGGGGTTCACTCTCTCTGCTGGCCTTGCTGCACTTTGCGCAGCGCAGCAAAAACTTACAGATCCAAAAACAAAAGTTGCGGCATTTAAAGCACTTGCGAATGATTTAGAGATTAACTTAGAAACTCTTGCTGATGATGATGGAGCGCCAAGTCAGGGCCAGCTGGCAAATATTTCAGGGCACCCTGAGTTTCTGGCTTTGCAAAAGAGACTAAATGCCATAGAATCCGAAAAAGCTACAGCCAAACAACAGCAAGAGCAGGAGGCAGTAGCTAAAACTGTTTCAGAATTTGAAACAGTAGTGAATGAGAAGAACGCCGTAGGTCAGTACAAATACCCTGAACTACATGATGGCGATTTTCTCAGGCGCACAGAACCACTGGTTTCTGCGTACCTTGGAACTATTCCTGGCATTACCGCAGCACAGGCACTAAAAAAAGCCTGGGCAGATTTAACCGGTAAGCCCTATTCTGAAGGAAATTCCAACGGACTTAATCAAACCAGACTCGTTGCCGGTAATAATCAATCACAAAATAGAGTGATCCAGCCTGTTTCAGTGCGTGGCAGAACAAGTCAAGCAATGCCAGCGACAAAATCTGAAATTGCTGTATCAGCAAACGAAACTCCAGAGCAATCTGCTCGAATAGCCCTGGAGGAATTATTACGAGGATAAATAATACATGGCAGACGTAGGTTTAGGACAATTAGTCACCGCGACTGGCAGACGTAGAAGCAAAAAGGCAAAAGATGCCGTTCGCGACAACTTGCCGGTCATTAAGCACATGGAAGAACACGGAGGCGTTCGTCGCGTCTCTGGTGGTCGCTCCGTGGTAGAAGAAGCACTCTCGGATCAGAACGATACCGTAGACTGGGTAGGACCATCTGGGGCTGTTGCATTAACAGACCAGAATATCCTAGATGCTGCTGAATTTAGCTGGTTTTACCTGCTTGGTTCGGTTGTATTCACCCTGGCTGAACAGTATCAGAATGATGGCCCAGAGCAGTATATCCCAATCATTTCAAGCAAATTTAAAGTGCTTGAGTCAACCCAGATGAACAAATTCCATGAAGGCGTTCTATCTGCCGGTACCGGCTCTGGCGGCTTGCAGATGGCTGGCTTGGCATCGCACGTTTCAACAACTCCTACTACTGGAACCGTTGGCGGCATTAACCGAGCAAGCTCTGATGCTGTTTGGTTTAGAAACCAAGCCTTCAATACTGCATCTTCATGGTCTGATGGATCTGTTGATGCTGGTAACGTAACTCGATTCCTGGATCAAGGAATTGATGCCACGATGATTAATTCAATGCCGACTGTGCAGCTTGGTCTTTTGGGCCAGACTCACTGGGGCTTTTTGAGTTCTTCAACTCGTGCGCTTCAGATGATTACGCATGAAAAAGACACTGCAAGAGTAGGTCATAATAAGATCTACTATCGCGGAATCCCAATGTACCTATCTGGAGGTATTAACTACTCCGGCTTCAGCACACAGACAGCTACTAGAACGTATCTGTTGAACGTAGAAGAAGGTGGATTCAACATTGTATTCCATAAGAAAGCTGAGTTCGACATGCTTGAGCCTGTAAATGCAAATGATCAGGCTGCTGTATCACGGCTCATGTTCACTATGGCAACTTGCACCATCGGCGCTTTTGCAAAACGCTGCTGGGTAGGTTTTGACTAAAGAATAGGAGAATAAAAACATGGCTGGACAACAGGCAATGGCATTCGATTTACTTTCACAGAGTTCAACACCTCTGTGCAAGGTCGGATCGCTTTATGTAGACGTTCTCGGAAGACAATATCGCTACGGACAGTACAACGGCGCACATACAGCTGGTCGCTGGAGCATTATCTCCACCGATTCAACTTATGATTGCACACCGATGACTACTGCCCTCTGCGGTACTCCGGGCACAAACTGGAAAAATATAGGAATCGCTTGCCGCGATGGTACTGATAACTATTACGGCTGGTTCTTTGTTGGCTACGGTGAATTTGAAGCAATTATCGAAAACAGCTTTGCTGCTACCGATATTCTTTACACCACGGCCAATGCCGGAATTCCTGGCACTAATAGCTCATCATTCGTTTTGGATGGTGTAAAAACTATTGATGCTGGTGTAACAAGCACAAGAGTTACGATTGTTGCCTCTGGTATCCTTACCGCTGGCGTGATCATGGCTCATGACTAATAGGATGGGGGCCAGCAATGGCCCCCTTTTTTGGAGATAGGGGAAAATGACAAGTCCGTTAAATTTCTTAGATCAATTTCCACTGCCAGCTCAAGCGAGGGAAGATCTGGCTCGGCAGGGAATCGTTGCAAAGACAATCAATCAAGGTCAGGGCGCATCTGTTACCAGCTTTGAACTAGCTGGATATGATAAGGGCGTTGCTTTTCGGTTTTATATCCACGATGAAGAAAACAAAATCAAATCTGAAGCAGCAGATATGCTGATGACAGATCCGATTGAGATGATTGAGTGGACAAAAGATAAGAAGAATAGAATCGTAGAAAGAGTTAGATTTTTGCCTCCACAGCTATTGAAATTCAATAAGCTCGGAGAATGCGTTGGTGGCCTTTACAAAGAGGCTTATCTGCGCTGGAAGGCTGGCCTTGGAAATCAGGGCTTGCCATTTGAGCGATGGAATGAAGCCAGCAGCGGAGAAATTAAAACACTAAATAGCGAAGGTTTCTGGACTGTTCATCAGCTTGCCTCGGCTCCTGCTGATAGAATCGAAGGCAGATTTCCAAAGCGGTTTGTTGAGCTTTATCGCAAAGCAATCGCTTTTGTTAATCGCGAGGCTCCAATGGAGCATATCAAAGAAACCACTGATGAAATCGTTCAGCTGAAGCAAACTAATGCACAGCTACAGCGGTCGCTTGAAGATGCATTTGCAAAACTTGAAGCACTTTCTGAACGGGTAAATGGAACTGCAAAAACTTCAGAGAAGCGAGGCAGGGGCAGACCTAAGAAAGCTACAGCCGAGCAACATGCTGACATCGAAGCAATGCTAGATGAAATTGAGGAAGACGAATAATGCAGAAGCAATTTTATATTCAAGCTGAAAAGTGCGCCAACGGGCTACTTCAGATTAAAGAATTTTATAAATTCGAGTCTGAAGATGTAGTCGTAGACGGTGCCGGTCAACTAAGGCCGAAGCTGATTCAGGAAGGCCATATTGATGAGGACATTAGAAAGCAGAACCCGAAAGAGGTAGCTGAGTTCGATGCTCTATTAGAGGCCGACAAGGATGCTCTATTTGCAGAAGCAAAAGCAGAACCAGGAAAAAAGGTTTTTATCTCTAAGCCAGTTGAGCCAGAGCCGGTGGCAGTAGAAGTAAAGGTAGAAGTTGAGCCACTGCCGGTTCAATCAATTGGTGATGAGGCTGTTTAAGGATAGAAGGAAGGAAAGCTAAAGATGAAAAAACTCCTATTGACAATCGGATTAGTTTTAGGACTTAGCACTGCTGCACACGGGCAAACAGTTGCAAATGATTTAGTTGGTCTGGGTATGCGCTCAGAACTTGCTGATTATATTTCTACTCTGCTGCCAGCTGGCTCTGTTGCGACGAACAACGCTTACATTAAGGGCAGAAACGCAGCTAATTCAGCTGACATTAACCTGATTAAAGTTGATGCCTCCGACAACACCGTAATCAACTCCAGCGCTTCTGATGAGCTTATCTTGCAGCTTGAGGATGATGCTAGCCGATTGATTAGCTTCACCGCTGCAAGCGATACGGCTTTGGCTATGAAGTTCGGCGATGCTGGTACTACGGCGGCGCAAATCCTAACGGTATCTGCGTCTACTTCAGATGCTGACGACGATTCAGTTCTCCAGCTAACTGCTGGCGGCTCAGTCAGTGCATCACGCGGCGCATATATTCAACTATACGGCAATGAGGCAACTTCAACTGGAAATCTAAACTTAAGCTCTGGCAGCGCAAGCGGCGCAGATGTGCAGATACTTCCTGTCGATTCGCTAATAGTTTATGGGGCACAGGATTCCAATCGGCTGCTCACATTTGCAGCCGCATCGGATACCGCCCTTTCTTTAACTTTCGGTGACGGTGGAACAACAGCAGTACAGCAGCTTACGATTAGGGCCTCCACTTCCGACGGCGACGACGATAGCAGCCTAATCCTCGCTGGCGGTGGCGCTGATGGCGGCACTAGAGGCGCATCTATCACCTTGCCAGGAGAGGAGGTCAGCGGCGGATCTGATATTACTTATAACGCTGGGACTGGAGACGGCCATATTTTCACGGTGGCTGGAGTGAACGCTGCTGTGATTACGACCAGTGCTCTACAGCTTCCCACAAACGTGCTCAATGTTTCGACCAACGTCGAAGCCGTAGCAGGAGCTGGCACCACGGTAGCAGATGCCGCAGCTTTAAGCGCTTCTAAGATGTTCCACCAGATCACTGGCGCTAACGGCACAGTGGGCTGGAAGTTCCCATCTCTTACTGCTGGCGATGTTCACTTCCTGTTAAGCACTACAGCGGGCGTTCCTAAAGTCTATGCGGTATCAGGCGGCACCTGTAACGGCGGCGCGGCAGATGCAGCTTGCACTTTAGTTACTGGCATTGTGGTTCACGTTTGTTACGCCACAGCCTCAAACGCGATTATTTGCTCGTAAACAAAATGACAATGTTCTCCATACTGACGGACACACTTGACCCTGGGGCGCGGGAACCCTAACCCGCGCTCCTTTTTTATTTTGTTAGATTGATATGAACATTAAAAGTAAAATTGCAAGCCTCCTGGCGCTAGTTTTGTTTCCGGTTTTTGCCATGGGGCAGAATCCCGCAATCAACAATGAGGCAAACAAGGCACTGGCGACTGTAGCTGGCACTTCGACTGCACTTTCCACGGATAGATTTGGACAGCAGATGGAACAGGCTCCGTTTAGCGGGTTTGTTAATGGCGGCAATGATAATGCTGAGGCTGGTAGTACTACGACCACAATTAACGCAACTGCCCATTCTGTAAAAGTTGGCGATTGGGTAATGTTTGGGCCTAGCTCAACTGCTCGTGCTGGCATGGGTTACGTTACTTCGACCTCTACTAACTCGTTTACAATTTCGCCACCGCTACGCAATACGCCAAACGTGGCCGACCTGTTCTATTTCGGGCGGGTGATGTCTCCGCAGCTAGATAGCGCGGGTGGCGTTGTTGTTGTTCCTAAATCTGGCGGCGATGGGAGTAATTTGTTCCAGCAGGAGGATGCGGTTCATGCGAGTACGGCGTATGGCGTGATGAGTTTGGCCGTGGCCAACGCAAATAGAAATACGCTTGCCGCAGAAGGTGACTATACTCCGATTGCAACAGACCCGCAGGGCTATCTGCTAATTTCGCCAACCGCGGGACTACCGAGGAGCGAAGATAATGCACACACATCAGGTGATGCGGGTGTGCAAAATTTAGGTGTCGCGATAGATGTAACTACCCAGACAAACCTATCCAACGCAGTCGGAGATTATACTCCAATGGCAGTTAACACCTATGGAGCCACGATTGCCGATATTAACTTCTGGACTCAAAAAAATGCAGCGTCATCACTACTAAAGCAGGAGGACACCGCAAGCGCAAACGCCGATGCTGGAGTAGCTATACTATCAAAAAGGGCCGATGCTATTGCTACAGACAACAATACATCAACTGACGGAGACTATTCGGCATTAATCAGCAACAACAACGGCGGCATCTACGTTCAGCCGATGGCTGGAGCCAGCGGTGGCGCGTTATCAACGAGTATTATTTCTGCCGCTTCAAACAACTCGACAAACCTCAAAGCGACTGCTGGAACGGTCTATTCAGTTAATGCGTGTAATATCAACGCAGCGGCTAGATACTTAAAGCTCTACAATAAGGCGTCAGCTCCGACCTGTGGAACCGATACTCCAGTCCTGCGAGTTGCGATACCGGGCGGAACTACTGGCGGCTGTCAAACAATTCAATTTCCAGTCGGCATGAACTTTGGTACAGGAATCGGCTATTGCATTGTCACCGGCATAACCGACGCAGACAACACTTCGACCGCAGCCAGCGAGCAGCTTATTAATATTACCTATAAGTAATCGGAGCACCACATGGCGATAAGGCCGAAGTCGGAACATAAAACGTAACGGATATGAATGGCCCCACAAATCCCAATCGACCCCCCAAGGAAATACGAGGTTAATGGCGAGGCTTGTAAAGTTTACTGCCTAACCCAAGTCGTAGGTGTTGCCAATGATACGGTGCTTCTAAACGCCAGCATTCTGCCTAGTACTTCTCACAAGTTCCGTGTGATGGGCATGTTTATCCAATCCGCTGCTGCGGCGCTGGCCTATGTTCTTTTTGAAGACGGAACGGCAGCAGACCTTTTTCAGGCACTGATTCCGCCAAATACAAACGCCGACGCCCTTTATCTTCCTATAGTTGATAGCGGCTATTTTGAGACATCGGTTAATACTTCGCTAACCGTCGACGTGGCAACGAACAACATTTATTTGAATCTTTTCTATATTATGTACAAGCCATAGTATGAGCAAAACAGTTTTAGAGCTAGTTCAAGCAGCATGTTATGAGATAGGGCATCCAGCCCCTACTGCGATGGCTGCCTCTACTGATTCCGCAGTACTTCAGCTGAAGCATTTGCTTTATGCAGAGTGCCGTGCGCTTAGAAATCAGAGAGTGTTCCCGCAGCAGAAAAAAACTTATTCTATTTCCATTACATCAGGGCGGTACCGGTATCAATTGCCCAAGGATTATTATTCTGCACTAATGGGAACGCAGATAAATACGGATACAGAAGATTTGCTAATTGGCCCCGTATCTGATGAGGACATGGCCTATTATCTTTATGGCCCTGGCGGATCTACCACTGAATATATTTACAGAATCTTTGGCTCTGATAGCAATCCAAGCTCTGATGAATCGGGGCAGTTTCATATCCATCCAATTCCATCAGCAAGCGGGTTGCCTCTATACATGGAATACGTTTCATCTAATTTATTCAAACCGAAAGACTGGGCGGCATCGACTTCTTATACCTCTGGCACTGATTATGTGAACGTGAACGGATACAATTATCGCTGTATTACTACCGGCACCTCAGCAGCAAGCAATCCCACAAGCTCCACTGCCTCAGATATTACAGACGGCACTGCGCATTGGGCCTATTATGATTCGCCCTACGAAACAATTCTAGCTGATTCAGACTTGTGCATCTTTGATGATGATCTGGTGATTGCTGGCTTGAAGTGGAGAATTAAGCAAGCCAAGGGCCTTGAGTACGAGGATCTGAATGCTGGTTACGCTAGAATGTTAAACATGGCAAAATCAAGATGGACTGGCCCCTATGTCGGGAGCTTTACCGGCAAGGGCGCTAGGCCCAGATATAGAGTGCCTTATGGGAGTTGGGACATATAATGCCAAGCATAGCTGGTTATAATCCTGGTCGTGGCGCTGATTCGCGAAGAAAGTACCCGTTCGTTGGCGCTAATTATGAAAAGTACGGCGAACAGCCTGGATTCATCTATGATCCGTACACGGATAAGTATTATCAGAATCCGAAATCGACTTTAGAAAGATACCAAGAAGAAGGGCTAGTTGAAAAGCCGGTAACTCCACCTAGCCTTGGAGAGTCTTTACTGCCAATTGGCATAGCTGCCGCTGCCCCTACAATAGCAAGCATAGGGGCTAAGGAAGGTCTCGGGCTGCTCGGCTTAGGTCAGGGCGGTGCTGAGGCTGCAAATAGTATTGCCAGCGGTGCTTCTGCTGCTGCCCAGGCTGCCGGAAGTGCGGCCCCTGCTGTTAGTACAGCATTACAGGGGCCATTGACCGAATCTGGTGCTGCCCTTAATTCGGTTCTAGGCAGAGAAACTGCAATGAACGTAGGAGATGCTGCTGAAGGCGCTCCTGGTGGCCTATTTACTGTAGGATCTACGGCCGGAAACCTGGCTGGCGCTGCTGGCCTTGGCCTTGGGGCCTATGGCGCTTATCAAGGCATTAAGAAGGGCGATCCATTTACAGCAGGACTTGGCGGTTTGGGCGGTGTTCTTGGCGCTAATCAGCTCGGGTATGCGCTTGGGCCTTGGGGCGTTGCAGCCACAATTGGCGTTCCTGCAATTGCAGCTCTGATAAATAAGATGGGCGACAAAGATATGTGGAAAACTGAGGGCAAGCGCCTTAGCAAGCTCGGCGATGTGGCTGGATGGGCTGATTATGCCTCGAGGCAGCCACAGCTATCAGGAGGTAGAAGCAAAGAGCAGCTAGTGGCAGAAGCACAGGCCAATGGCGGTAATGTAAAATTTGCCCAAAGCAGAAATGAAGCGGACCTGAACCCTGAAGACATCTGGGGCTATTCAGCTTTCGGCGAAAAGTACGGCAATGACTGGTTCGGCAAATTCAATGAAGAAGAACGGCGGCGGCTTGCTAAAGAAGCTCTTGATGCCGGTGCAGTACGAGAGCATCACGGCACGATTGATATTGATTGGGGCAAGATTGACCAAGCAAAGAAGCCTGGAGGACTGCTGGCGGTAAAGTAATATGAGCAAACCGAGAAATGCCAGAAATGTTTTTGTGCCACCGCCTATTGATGGGCTGAATCTCATTGCTCCACCTACAGAGATAAAGGCAACAGAAGCTAGACAGCTGGATAATTATTTCATATACGATTACGGCATCACGCAAGGATCTGGAATCCAGGGGGTAGAAACCTATTCAGCTGGAAATATCGGAATGATTTATACCTATGATGTCGGCAATCGCGGCTGCTTAATCGCTGCCGGACAAAAGCTCTATAGTATTTCTTCACCTACCGGATCGAAAACAGACAGAACAAATGCAACTGCTGTCAGTTCTAATGCCTGGATTGCTTGCCAGTTCAATAACAAGGTCGTGCTTGTTAACGGCGCAGATACTCCTAGAGTTTGGAACGGAACAGCTGCTTCTGTTTCTGATTTTACCGGCACCGGCTCTGGCATGGTCTACCAGAATTTAAAGATGCCGCTAGGCTATAAGGGCAGACTCTATCTCATGGAAGAAAATGCAACCTACTTTTGGTACGGGCCACTGGGCTTTGCTGGCGATGCTGGTGGCACTTGGACTCAGGTAGATGTTGGCTCATTCTTTGAAAGCGGTGGCTACATTCTTCAAATGTTTACTTGGACAGTAAACCAAGGACTATCTAATGAAGATCTGCTGGTGATTATAAGCAGCCGCGGAGAGATATTAATCTATCAGGGCGATTATCCAGGATCATCCACTTGGGGCTTACTCGCAAGGGGTAAAATTCCAGCCCCAGTAAATACGCAATCTTTTGTGAAAGTTTCCAATGACGTTTACATCAGAACGCAACGGGGCCTGATTCCAATTTCCTCAGTCATTCAGAATCAGCAGCGGTCTGATTCCTATTATTCGCTGTCTCGGAAAATCAAAGATGAATTGTATAACGGTGCTGGCTGGCCGGTCATCAGTGATCAGCGCCCATTTTTATTCGTAATTGACCAAAGCACCTATTATGTCTATGTACTAAATTATGAGCGTGGTGCTTGGAGCAGACTGACATTCCTAGATGATGCAGATGGCTTAGAGCAAATCGCAGTATTTCAAGATCAGTTGATGCTATCCAGGGGGGCTGATTTATACCGCTATGATTTGGCTGGAAGTCCTTCCTCTGCTGTCAGCTATGTTTGGAAAACTCCATTTTTCGATTTCGGCAAGAGCTTGGTAAAGGAATCTAAGCTAATCAGAGTTCTTGGCTCTGTGAATACCCTGTCTGCCTCTGATAAAACTTTCACAATTACAGCCAGCATCAGTAAGGACTTGGAAGATCCGAGCAGTCCTTCTGAAGTAACTGCTGTTAGTCCTGCGCTGGCAAATTCAACTCAAACGCCGGTAGTGCTTGAAGTCGCTCCGCCAGGAATCGGGAAAAGATTGTCCTTTGTTTTTGATCGTGAGGGCGCTGCCAGCGATGGCATAGCTACAATTCAAGGATTTGATGCATTTTTTGAGGAAGGAGGCATATACTAATGGGCCAATTTGATGGGCAGAGAAATCCTGCTGCAATGCTATCAGCACTGCATAAAGCAGATCCAAGGACGCTGAATAAAAGATATAACCCAAAGCAGCTGCAAGCGGCCTTTGCTGCGTTGCAAGCCAAGAAGGGCGGCGGCAATGTAAATCCTGACGGCTCTACTAATACAGATATTGGTGCTGGCTCAGATCCGAATTCTATGGTGCTTGATACTGGTGATTTTACTGATGAGAGAACCAGAATTGAGGACGCACTGTACGGCAATCTGACTAGAAACACCGATGCAGATTACTCAAAGGAAAGAGGGCAGCTTGAACAAACGCTCTACGGGCGCGGAATCAATCTAAGTGAAGCAGACCCGACCTATAAGGCTGCAATGAGTGAATTGACTCGGCGCTATGATGACATTAAGAACAATGCCAGGGCGAATGCAACCGTACTTGGTGGCCAAGAATTTGACAGATACTTTGGCGCTAATATGGCAAATAAGGAATTTGGACTTTCGCAAGAAGAACTGAAACTGAAGCGAAGGCAGATCAATGCAGCCATAGAGCAAATGGGGCGGCGCGGTGGCCCGGCTGCACCGCCAGCAGATTCAGCTTTTAGTAGTTCAGCACCCCCAGGACTGTAAAAAATGGACCCACTTCAGGAATTAGCAGCTAGATTAGTCAGTCAGCAGTCGCAGAATGAAATAGCGGCAGAGAATCCGTATTTTCAGCTACAGACGACTCCTGAAGTACTGACCCAATATATGCAGGAGGCTGCAATAAAGACTCCTGGCCGGTATAAGAACAGAGATCTGGCCCTGTATGGTCTTGGCTCTGGGCTGCTGTCTGGAATCCTAAGCAGCATAGGCGAGAATTATCAGAATAAATTAACTGATAGATTCCAGAGAGAAACTGGTGAGGCCATGCTTGGCGTGAACAGTCCAGATACAGGATACTTGCCCCCGAATCTATTTAGATCAGCAAGAAATGCTGGCGGCATTTTTACCCTGCAAGAGCAGTACAAAGCAGCCCAGGATAGAGCAGCAGCCCAGTCTAATTTGAATCAAGCCTTGGCACTTGAAGATGCCAGAAGCCAATCGGCCTTGAAGCAGAAACTACTCGAGGAATTAGTAAAGAATCCTAGAAAAGCAGCAGCCATTATGCCGCTATTGCAGCAATTGGGCGGGGCTAATAATGCAGCCGGTGCTATTCCTGGCTCTGAGGGCAATGTGCTGCCTCAAGAAGAAAGACTTTCTGAGCCAGATGTACAGCAGGGGCCAGTTCTGAATGAATTTGGAATCGAGCCATTAGTTGAAAAACAGAAGCGGCTAACTAGAGAGCTGATGCAAGATCCAGAAGTGAGTGCAAATCAGGCTGCAATAGGGGCAAGAGGTTTGATAGAAGATGAAAAGAAATCGAATGCAGCTGGATTTAAAAAGCTAGAAGACATCAGAGCAAAGGCAGCACAGCAGATTGATTTAGCAGATACAGTTGATCAAGTTTTAGGTGAAGGACTCAAGCCTGGGCGCGGCGCAAGATTTGGGCAAGCCTTGGCAGAATCCAGCATTGATTTAGGTCTTGGCGACTTGCTTGGGTTTGATAATCAAAGGGCTGCATTAGGCCAGATGCTAGAATCCAAGAAGGGCGTTGTAATGGGCATGAATCGCGTAGTTGGCTCAGGCTCACAGTCTGATATGGAGGCAAAAGCCTATCTAATGGGCGGCCCAGGTCTTGATAAAGATACTGCAACTAATCAGGAAATGGCTCGGCGGCTTCGACAAATCGGAGAGCGCAACAGAGACTATGCTGATTTTGTGCAGATGGTTCAGGATAGTGGTGGCTCTGTTTCCCAGGCCGATAAGCTCTGGTCTAAGTATGAAAGGGCAAATCCTCTTTGGATTAAAAAAGGGGGCAGATTAGTTCCTAATGCAAAGATTACCCCCTATTCGCAATTTGATTTCTCTGGGGCTGGAAAAACAGCATCAGAGTCTAACCTCGGTGCGGCTGTTGAGCAGGAGGCTGCTGCTGGCAGTGCTGCCCCAAGTGGCAGCGCAGTAGTAGGCAATGCTGAAGGCGGCGGCATTTTAGATGCTCTGAGCAGCGGCCTAAAATCGGCAGATGTTTATACCAAGAGTGCACTAAATACTGGTCTATTTGGAATTCCACAAAGGGCAGCTGCCGGTGCTAGGGCGCTTGCTGGTGAAGCAGCAGATTTATTCGGTGTAGGTGATAATAGAGATTTCGGGCAGAGAATCACAGATGAAATGGCTGCTGTAAAAGGCCAGATGGAGCAAGAGGCAAAAGACAGCCCGATTGCTGCCGGTGCTGGAACGCTCACTGGGGCAATTTTCAGTCCAGTTAATAAACTATTTGCTCCAATCAAAGCAGCCCAGAATGCTCCAAAAATTCTAAAGGCAATCAGCGGGGCCTATAATGCTAAGGGCGCAACTGGAATTGCAACCAGAGCAGCCACCGCAGCTGGAATGGTTGGTGCTTCTAAGGTTGGAACTGGCGAGGAATTAAAATCAAGTGATTTAACCGGTGCAGCCCTTTTCTCTGCTGTAGCTGATGCTGCAATGAAGGGCGCAGGAAAGCTGGCTGGCCCTGCTTCAGATACCTTTAAGCGCATGATTGGAATCAGTGCTGTTGATTATCGGCGTGTTGCCAAATCATTAAAAGCTCCAGATGTACTAGAAGCCAAGCAGCGATTCACTGATGGCCTAAAAATCATTGAGAGAGAGCATGGCATCAGCCCTGTAAGCTTGATGCAAGGTGATGAGGCTGTGATGTCTGGCTTTGTGCAAAAGGCCCAAGATTCAATTGAGCCAAGATTGCGGCTTGTTGAACAAATCGTTGCCAAAGGCGATAAGGCAACTAAAAAACCAATTACAATTATTGGTAGCTCCTTGAGCGCCGCTATCAAGAGGGGCGGGGCTGATGAAAAAGTAAATAACTCAATCGAAAATGCAGGAATGCCGATTCTAAATAGAATCAGGGCTGATTTAAAGAGTCCTGAAAACAAAAACGCTCAGCTTTCTTATTTGCTTGGCGAATTGCGAGCATTAAACAGAAACTACAAGCCAGGCGTTCTTGGTTGGGACGATGCAAAGACTGCCCTGGCTGATGATATTCGCATGGCGATTCAATCCAGAGTTGATGACATGGCGCAGCTTGGATTAATTCCTGGAAAATTGCAGGGGCAGATAAAGAAGGCTGGCCTTGAGGTTCGCAACCTTATTGGTCTGCAAGAATCTTGGGCAAATAAATTGCCTGGCGCAATGGGACAGGACTTGCTTGGCAATATGAATCGGTCGCTTTATACCTCTGGTGCTGCTGGTGTTGGTGGTGCCTCCAGCCTCGGTCAAGCAGTTGGAGAGGCTTCTGGCGTTGGTGGCCCGAAGGCACAGTTGATGGCAATAGCTACTGCCCTGGCCTCCTATTCTAGCAGGATAGGCCGACCGATTTCTTATCTTCTCAGCACAGGCAAGCAAGAGGCATTTTTAAGATCGCCCGAATTTAGGCAAGCGATGCTCCAAGCGCAGCAAGCAAATAACAAAGATAACTTTTCGTTTGAAGATAGTTGGGATTTGCCGAGCGATTCGGAATCAAAAAAAAAAGTAGATGAAACAGCCAATAATCAACCGCTTTATAATCCTACTGCTAGTGCTGGCAGGGCTATGCTTGGGAAAGCAGCGATGTTTCAGCCTGTTGGCTATGCACCAAAAGACATCGCTAAAAGCCCCTATGCAGCGGATCTAACGGGAGATTTCACGGTAACAGATATGAATGTACATCCAGAAGTTGAGCGAGTTTTTCCAGCCCTGATTCATCAAGAATCTAGGGGCAAGCCTGGGGCGGTAAGTCCAAAGGGCGCTACTGGCCTTGCTCAGATCATGCCAGATACAGCTAAAGAAATCGCAAAAGAGCTTGGCATTGAAGATTACGATTTAAAAGATCCAGCCACATCAGAGCTATTTGGAAAGCACTATTTATCTAAAATGTTCGACATGTTTGGCCAGGACATAAAACTAGCCCTTGCTGCCTATAATGCTGGCCCTGGTGCTGTCCGTGCTTGGATTAAGCGATTTGGAACGAAGAACTGGGACATAATCAGCAAGCGCCTGAAGATGAAAAACGTCTATAAGGAAACTACTGATTACGTTCCTCAAATATTAGCTAGGCTAGATTCTAAGGATAATGTACAGGTGTAGGAATGACGCTCAAAGGAAGTATCAACCTGGCATCGGCTATCTTGGTATTTACCGGAGTGCTTTTTGCCTTTTTCACTTTCACATCAAAGCGCTGGATTGACACCATAGAGAGCAAGATCGGAACTCAAGAGGCAGCAGCCTACAATTCAGAACGAAGAATAATTAAATTAGAATCAGAATTTCCTTTAAAGTGGATGGAAGTAGATCGAAGGCTTCAGTCCATTGATGAGAAGCTGGAAAGAATGCTCGCAAAGGATGCTCGAAGATAATGAAGGTTTTAACCGGCTCCAGATTGTTGAGATTTATTCTTGCGGCTGGAGTCGCGGTTTTGCTTATTTCCTGCACGGTGAAAAAACCAGGCAAGGTATTTAATGTAGATGTGATTCCGGTAGGCTAAAATGATTGGATTAGATTTATTAGGGCTGGCTTCAAAGAAGTGGAAGGTTGGTGAAACGCTAAAGGCGCTTCCGCAGGGTATCGCCATCGGCTTATTTGCTGATGATACGTTCGGGCCATTGGCGATTCCAAATACAGTAAAACTGCTCGAGTCTGGCAAGGTTAATAGTGTACGTGCACAATTGCACTGGGACTATGGGCATAAAATTGTGCCGATGGATAAGCTAAGGGCCCTGCTGCCGAAGTGGGAATCACTTGCAAAGAAATATCCACAGGTCAAATTTTATTTATCCCATTCTTGTGAGTACAAAGAATCTTCTGTAGTTGAAATTAAAAAGCGTACTTCCTTGGTGCAGCAGCTTGCTCCTAGCTGCATCTCTGTACAGACGCCGATGAAAAGCCCGATTATACCGGATGGCGGTATAGTGGAAGTTCACGGGCAGCAGCCAGGAAAGGCCGGCCAATTATGCAGCACTGACGGCGAGGCTCTTTTTAACATGGATGCTGAAAAGTGGAACAATGCCAGCCAGTATGCTGCTATCCGTTTCGCATGGGGCGAGCGATGCAATGGCGCAGAAGCGCATAATACTTTAAAGCCACAACAAAGGACTGCATTCCCAGATGCAAAGTATTTAAAAAGCCTACTTCGATTAATGGCCCCGAAGGGCATTCCACCAACTCCAGTATTCGATGCAGCCGCAATTGTGCCGGTAAAGAAACCGCTGCTGATGAAATCCCACGCAGAAGATAACCCCGGCGATTCAGTTCGGGATAATCGCCCGCTACTGATGCTGAAGCAGAAAACACCAGAAGTTTCTATCGTAACTTTTGATAACAAGGTCATCGGCAAGCTCAAATACTTTGCCCCATATCCTCCAGACCTATATAGATTTTACTCAGGACTTCCAGGAGCGATCAATTTATACGGCTATGAAATTGCCGAGAAAGCAGCACAGATATCTGGCTCTGAGTGGTGTTGGGTAAGACAGGGTAAGAAGTATTTTGGCCCTATTCACTTCGCGTTTAGAGTTGGATATTTCCAAACATAAATAAAAAGGAATGAGAGATATGGCTAAACTACGACCGTTACTTGAAAAGGCTCCAGGACTTTTTCGTTCTGTGGCTGCTATTCTTGGTGGTGCTGCTCTGGTTATCCAGGACGTACTTCCTGTAATTCCGGCAGATCCGAGGCAGTTGTTTACTGCATCTGGAATTTTCGGATTAATTGGGATTGTTCGGGCCGCTTTACGAAAAGTGCAGTAATTCAGGCTCCTGACCATGCCGCTAGATTATGACTCAGAGGTGGGCATAGGTTGGGGGCCATTAAAACTTTCAGACCGGCACCCCTTCTATCGAAATGCAGTAGTGCACGATGCTTGGTATGATGACATTATTGCCGGGACAGCAACAAAGACGCTGAAGGAAGTTGATAGAGAATTTTTGAGAAATTGCCTCCGTGTTGCTTGGGGGTATAGAAGCTGGATTCTGATGAAAGAGGCTTGGTTCTTCTATCGTCTGTGTAGATTCTGGGCTAAGAATTTTCGCCCCGAGCTTGAATCATTTAGACCGAAAAGGCGTTATGATTAGCGCCTTTTTTTCTATCACACTTCCAATCATTTTAATCTTAGCCAGGGGGCCACAGTCGCTTAGTAAACCAGAAGCGATGATGGTCTACAGAAAAGTTCAGCAGGAATATTTAAGAATTGGAATTAATCTACGCCTAGAGCGCATGGTGCTGCTACGTTCAGATCCGTCTGCTAAATATGCTTCTAGCCTCGAAGATAAGTACAGCAGATTTGGGTTCATGGAGCGATACGTCAGGAATCGATTTCCATTTACTGCTGGCAGAATAACTTTTGCAATGATGCCGCCGGTCATTATTAACGGAGACAGGTGGGGCTATGGCCGCGCTCAATCTGTTTGTGCGCCAAAATTTTCTCACCCTTTTGCTTTTGGTGCCGTAACCAGACCATTGACGCCAGACGGCAATAGCTACAAATGGGCTATCAAAATCATGGCGCATGAAATTGGGCATTTGCTCGAGGCCAGCCACGATTCAGAGGGGATCATGCAGCCTAATGTGCTGCCCTGGCCGCTATATTTTTCACCTGTCAGTAAGGAACAAATTCGCAGATGTGTACGACTATCTAACTGATAAGGCGCAAAAATGTCACGCTCTTGGAAAGTGCTTCAATCTGGCAGAAATGTTTTTCAGGTACGAATTCAGGCGGTAGCAAGGAAGGACTGGGAGCAGTGGTTTTTGCTAACCTCAGATCAGCATTGGGATAATCCGAAATCGAATCATGAGCTAATTAAAAAGCACCTAGATGAGGCCAAGGATAAAAGGGCCGGAGTTATTTCATGTGGCGACTTCTTCTGTGCTATGCAGGGGAAATATGATAAGCGGTCGAATAAAAATTCAATCAGACCAGAACATCAGAATGATGACTATCTGGATTCATTGGTGACTACAGCAGCAGACTTCTTTGAGCCGTATGCTGAAAATTTGATGCTAATCGGAATGGGCAATCACGAGCAAGCTATAGTAAATCGGCATGAAACAAACCTAATCGACCGGCTATCTGCAACGCTCTATGCCAGGACGAAGCATAAGATTTTTTGCGGAGGCTTTTCTGGCTGGATAGTTTTCTCATTCAATCGGCAATTGAGCGAGAAAAAAACAGATGGCTCCATTGTCCTGCATTATGATCATGGATATGGCGGCGGCGGTGCTGTCACAGCTGACATGATTCAGCACTACCGCAGAGCAGTCTATTTGCCAGATGCCGAC